ATTGAAGGTTGCGGTCATCTGGCTCATAAAGCGGTCGTGAATCTCAAAGACGTCCGCGGTTGAATCATACGAGAACTCGTTCACCTGTGCGCTGATCCGAGCGAACTCTCGTTTCATGTAGTGCTCGTTGAGTATTGCGCACCAGTGTTCCAGGTTAGCGGTGGAAGCCACCTTGTTGGTGAGCTTTGCGATAAAGGATGCGCCTCCGCATTGATCCAAAAAACCCTTTTTGCGAGCTTGCTGGGTCACGGTTAGGAGGTCGATTGGCTTGTTCTCGATATAGAGCTCAACGATACGTTCGTAAATTGAGGCCATACGGCCGTCATAAAACCGCTCGGGAGTTATGAGTGGCATCACAATGCCAGCGGCAGCGTTTTCGAGCAATATTGCGCCTAAAACGAGCTCTTCGAGTTCAGTATCGTGTGGTGGGACTCTGTTGATCATGCTGGTCGGTATTGCGAAGGTGGGGTGTAGATGGCCTTAGGCGGTTCGTTTCGTGACGCTTGTGCCGCTTGTGCCTGTGGTTTGTGTTCATCTCGAAACCAAACGCCGCGCATCTTCTGCTTCCAGTTTTTCACGGTCTGGCCTCGGCTATCTCGCCACCCTGCTTCGTGGTAATAGTTGAAGGCTTTTGTGGCAGCCTCGGTTGTGTACCCGTTCTCGGTAAAGAACTGCTTCACATCGTCAAGGGTGGGTGCGGAGAAGCGTTGCTTATTAATACTCTCACTCTCCTTCTCACTCTCACTCTCACTCTCCCTCTCGGCTTTTTTGGGTTCGCTTGGGTTCTTCTGGGTTTCCAAAAAACCCACTGGGTTCTTTGGCCGTCCTCCTTTCATGCCGTTGGCCCTGTTACGATCACAAACCTTCTCGAATTTCACAAGGTCGCGCTTCCACTGGCTCAAGAACGGCATCAGGGCGAGCTTGATCACGCTGTCTTCGGGCATGGCACCCGTCAGGTGGTATTCTCGCATGGCCACAAGCAGCTGTCCGCATTGCTCAGGATTGAGCGCGTCAAGCACGTCGAGGCTGTCCAGATGTAAAACGAAGGATGTTTTCATGTGAAAAATACGACCACCGCGCGCAATGGCGACCCCTTGCTCGAATGAGCTCTGGCAAAGCGGCGGCGGTCTGTATTTAATGTTTTCATAAGGAGTCGCAGTGCAAGTATAGGATCTATCTGGTCGGGTACTCGTTCCACTTATTAACAATCCTGTCGAGTTCTGCACGTCCTCTTTCCATACGCTGGCACAAATCGTCGAGCACTTCAATATCTACCTCAATCCTGCACCAGCTCAAACGTCGGTGCTCAGGTTGCCGTGGGTCGTAGCTTGCAAAGATGCCCGCTGTGCAACCGTGAACCAGGCAGTTCATCTGGATTTGATAGTAGTAGTCGCTGTTGATGTCCAGCAGGTCAGGACCGCACTCTACGGTGCTGTGCAGGTAGTGGTTGACAGAGTTAAATGGGCACTTCATCTCGACGACCATGAGCACGTCGCCGCTCTTGTTCTTGATTAAGGCGTCCGAGGAAGCGCCGCTGTATTCATTGAAGGTCTTGAAGGGCGGCTTGTGCTCGATCACAAAGCTCGACATGTCCAGCGTTCCTGCCAGTGCCTTCTCCAGTTCTCCAAGGGCATGTGCCTCCCACTCGTTACCCCAGTCGATGGCGCGTCCGTAAGCGTCCTCCTGCGACTCTCCTGTCAGGATCTCCATGGCTTTCTGCACGACATACTTGTGGGCGGTCTGCGATAGCTTGCCTGCTTCCTTGTCGGCCTTCGAGCGTGGGTCGCTCATCAGGTTGTGGATTGTTGATGCGGTGAATTTGCCGAGGCGAACCTTGTCCCAAGCCTCCGACTGCTGCGCTGCGTACTTGAGCACGTCCAGCGTGTATTTATTCTGCGTCTGTTCCATACTTTGAAAATAATGAATTTATGTGGTTACGTTGTTCGTCGGTGATTAGTTCGCCGAGCTGGTCCATGGCTTGACGAATCTCAAACTCGTCTTCGCCTCGGACAATGGCGCTCTCGATCATCTTCATGGTGCTTTCTGGCAGGGCCTTCACCGTGACGTCTTTCTGCGTTATCTTGTATGGCTTGTACGTGTCCTTGTTCTTGCGATTGAGGTCACGCCCAAACACCTTACCAAGGGACTGCGCTGCGTTCTTGAGGCACTCGGCCTTGAGCTTCGGGAAGGCCATGTCCAGGGCGTTTGCCTTCTTGTTGCTCGGGTTAAGCGCCCACTGGTTACGTTCGACTCCAGTGACGCCGTCAGGAACGCGGTCCACCATGATGACGATGGAGGCGGCGCCAGTGCGCCTTATCTCCATGCCCGTCACTGGATGAATAACAACCAGCTCCAGTGATCCTTGCACCTCGTTGGCAATGGCGTGCCACTTGAAGTTCTCGGTGGACCACTGCCCGAAGAAGAGCTCGTCGAGGGTCATCTCGATGTGACTGATTACAACGGTGCTCGCCTTCTTGTCTGGTGTTAGCTCCACGCTTTCAAACGCAGGTTCGCTATTGAGACGGCCCTGAAACTTCTGCAGGCTGTCTACGTTTTCGGGGTTCATCGGGTACCTCATAGCGTCTTCAGGTTTAGGAGTTGAGTCATAAGATCGTCCTGCATGGTTTCAATCCATTGGAAGAACTCTGCCTTAGTGATTTCCTTGTAATCGCTCTCCAGAAGTGCTCGCGCAGCTGTCGTTGTCATTAGCATAGCTTGCTTCTTGTCAACGGGCTCAATCTCGATGCGCGACGTTATGCTGTCGTCCATCCAAGTGATGCGTGTGACCGCTATGGTTATGTCTTCAAGGATGGCGACCGCCTTGATGTCACTGGCACGAAAAGTTGGAGTGTCAAAGTTGAGTTCCTGCTCAACCGTGGTTTTAAGTGTGATTTTCATCTGTGTGAATTTATGGGGTTACTTGATAGGTGTTGATGTGCGTGGTGGGCGGTTCCCGAACACGCTGATTACGTTCTGCTGGATTAGCTCGACCCTGTAGTCGTGCCCTTGACCTCCAGCCATGCGCACGATCTCTTCGCCGTCGCCTGCCTCGCTGTTATAACCGTAGAGGTCGCACTTCTCAAGGAAGTACTGCACGGCAGTGTCAAAGAAGACAAAGGTCTTTAGCTCGTGTGTTTTGGGGCTGCCTTGCAGCTGCTCGGTGATCACCGTGTACATCTTCTGTCCTGCTGGTTTTGGGAGTTCTCTTTTCATGTTGTTTGTGTGTGTGTTGGTTTTAAATATGCGCGTTGATGAGCCGCACCCCTCTTTTGATTATTTAAGGTCCCAACACTGGGAGGTTAAATCATGCCAAAAACCGTAGTCAATATCATTAGTTGACATTCTAAAAGACGTTGAATAATAAGAATCAGTAGCCTTTTTCCACTTCCAAGTCATCCACGCCATAGTGCCGTTAACTCGAATAGATAAGACTTCAATTTCTGATGGCTTAGCTAATCCGCCATTACTGCGAAGAACAACATCACCTGCGTTGATTTCTTCAATTTGTGTCCATTTTTTCATTTTGCTTTGTGTTTTTGTTTTGTTCGACAAATATACGTCACTTTTTTGCAACATCAATAAAAAAGTTTAGAGAGCACCTTTTTTGGTTGTGCATAACCGACACAACATGCGCTAAATCAAATAGTTAGATTGCTAATAACTAACCGAACTGGTACTTACCGTAGTTAGGGCGCAGCTCAAAGAACATGCGCATCATAATCGCGTCGGCGTAGTCGGGCGAAACGCCGTGCATCCTGCTAATCTCTTCCTTTGAGGTTACAGCCAGCTTGCCGTCGGCTTCTGGGCGTCGTCGCTTGATCATATCCAGCTCCCTTGATATTATGTCCCTATGGCTTCTGGGCAGCACGATGGCTCTCTTCTCGATAACCTCGGCGAGCTTATAATAACACTCGCTCTTGAGATGCACGAACCTGTCTGGATGTATTGCGCGTGATCCGTTCATGAACTCGCGGCAGCGCAGCACGTCACACAGGCCACCACCAACCCCGTCGGCGTCGGCTATCACCTGGCCCATCTTGATTGTGTACTTCGCAGCCAACTCTCTGATCACACGAACGACCTCGTCCACGCGCTGCTTGCGCAGTTCGTGTATCTCGATGCACTGCAAGCCCCTCCAGACTGCAATCACGGTTCTGTCCTTGCCAAGGCGAGCGACGTCGCAAGTCATATACATGTCCCCAGTCATTTGCTCGTCCCTGAAGCAGGCGCTGACGTCGTCGTATTTAAACAAGGCGTCATCGCTTTCGTCATACTCCCAAACACCCTGGAGCAGACGCTGGCGGTCGACCTCGTTCAGGGCATCCAGGGTTGCAACATAGCTTTCAGGTAAGTGTGGGTTGTCATAGGCAAGGGACTGCACAAAGGCACGCTCCTTTGGCATGGTCTGGTCACGCCACGGCAAGTAGAACTCGTGGTAGAGCCAGCCCTTATGTGGATTGCACGTCAGCAGGATCTTCGGCGGCAGGTCGTACTCTCGCATCTTATATCGCAAGCAGCTGTACAATATCTCAACTGCCCTGCGAGATACCTGCGCTGCCTCGTCAACCCAAGCATCCGTTAACTCCAAACCCTGAAGCTGCTGGAACTCAGGGTCCGATGGGTAAGCGAACAAGTCCTTGAGCAGGATCTCGCTGCCGTTCTTAAAAGTGATGACGTTAAGCTGGGCGTTAAAGGTGAAGTGCTTGTCGGCCTGCAACCCATAAAGAGTGGCGACCTCAAAGAAAGTCTTGAGGGTTGTCTTCTTCAAGGTGTCGAGTTTACTCCTTCCAATCAAGCCTCTGGTACCTGGGTACTTCAGGCGACGCTGGATTTGCCAAACACAACCCGTGAATGATTTTGCACCGCCACGACCTCCTCCAAAGAGCACCCACTTCGCAGGGCTGTCGATAGTCAGCGCCTTGAAGCATTCGTACTGCTTTGGAAGGAAATCGATGCGTGCCATGCTTAGAATGGAAGGTCGTCGTCGTCGGTCTTTTGGCTTTTAGGTGCGTCAGCAGGTGCGCCTTCAGGTTTGTTCTCAACAAGAGTGAACGACAAGGACTGGTACTTGATGTTGTTCTTAACTTTCGTCCATCCTGAAATGCGGTAGCTCTTGCCATCAATTAAGGCAGTGCCATTCGTGTCTGGATGGGTATCCTTTTCTTTGCGGTCGTTCTTAAACAGAACGCCAGTGTTCGGTTTGCTTTGGTATTTACTCATTTGATTATTTGGATTTTCTCAAGGAGGTATGTGGTGCGTTCATAACCATTGGCGGCAAGCAGCTCAGCCAGATGTTTAAAGGTCTCACGCGTTTCGCGATCAACTGCCAGCAGGTCATCGATGGCTCTCTTTGAGTGCACAATGGTGGCATGGTTATAAGACTGCGTGAAAAGCTTCCCCAGTTGAACGTATGTGATCACGTCGCGCATCTCTGCCAGCATAATCCAGATGACGTACTGGCGTGCACGAGAAACGTGTCTTAGGCGTGTCTTGCTCTTTTCAATATCGCCTACACCCGTCACCGCAGTTACGCATTCGCAAATAGTATTAAAAACCACACGCGGCGAACGGACCCCATCAGTTCGGGTCAAGGCCTCAGTGAACTGGTCACGATACGTTGTGCGCAGGCAAGGAAGCAGAGCCATTATGAGAGAGCGTGACCTTTCTGGTGGAAGGAGCATTATTTCGCTGAGAGCGCGGTGCGCAGCTGTCGAGGAGAGTGTAGACATCAGTTTGAGTTATTTGTGCGAGCGTATAAATATATTTAATCTGGATGCCTTCAGGCCGAGCAAGCCATCTGTAGATTGTATAGCGCGAGACCTTGAGCCTGCGAGCGGCCAGCTCCTTGGTGCCGAAGTGTTCAAGAATGAATTCCTCAAGAGTCATGTTCAAAAGTTTGGAGGTATTATAAACGATACAAGTCTTGCTGTACCCTAACTTCGCAAATATATGACACAAAAGTGCAACAACGTGACGAACTGGACCTTGAAGTAGCGAAAAGATACGCACACTGGCGCAAGATGGCTATAGGCCTTGAGCGTGATGTGGTGCGCGGCGAGGACTTGCTGAGCGAGACTTTGCTAAAAATATTTGATCGTCACAGGGAAGCAGCGCTGGATGTAGCAAGAAGAGGAAAGCTGGACGAGTATGTGCGGCGATCGATGTACCTGATGAAGATAGGCAAGTACACGAAGTACGCGATCAAGTATAAGCGTTTTGCCTTGATGTGGTCCTGCGAGGTGAGTGCGGACAATATAGAGCCTGAGGTGCCTTTTATGGGGGCAAGGCTGGACAACGAGTACGTGGACGCATACATTAGTATGATGCCAGAACTGGATGCCACCGTCCTGAGGTTATATGCAATGCCCGACTTCAAGTACGACGTCGTTGCAGCGGAGACAGGTATACCAAAAGTGGTGCTGTATAAACTGGTCGAGAAGGCCATCAAAAAGATACGAGATAATGTTCAAGTTAAACGTCCCAGCACGGGTCAAGGCACAGAGGATTAATATCTGTAGCCAGTGCAAGTTCTATAAAGAGGAGACTAAGAGTTGCGGCACCGTGATGTCGCTCAAGGGTCTCGTCACAGGTACTCACGGCGGCCTTGTGGATCCGTCCGAAGTGGCCGAGGACAACGTCAACAACGTGAAGTTTTACAAGAAGAAGGTCCGACTTTGTGGCTGCTACGTCATGGAGAAGGCGAAGTACTCCTTCGAGTCGTGTCCCATAGGCAAGTGGGGTAAGTATCGATTGACGGACGAGGAGACGCAGTTGCTCACGGAGTTTGTCCAGTCGCTGCCAAAGACAGGTAAGTTCTCAAACGGGCAGGTCAACGAGGTCATCCAGTGGTTTGAAAAGATGACTGGCCACCCCGTGAAACGCTGCGACAACTGCATACGAGCCATGATCAAGGAACTACAACTTCAAACAGCACACGTCGAATGGGTACAGATATGAATGGCCACCACTGCTATGTGGAGAACAACGTCCTCTATGCAAGGGCCATTGTAACGCTGGACCACAACAGCGACTACGACGAACTAACCGAGAACGTCCTGAAGGAACTGAACCTGCCGACTTCTCGAAAGAAGCGCGTGGACATACGCGTGCCGCTGTCCTCCATTGAGTGCTGGTACGAAGAAACACCAGGACAGACCCTGCTCGGGTTAATCTCAGGACTTGCCTACCGCCTTGACGTGGACATCAGATATATAGATGCAATTGTAATTTACCCTTAACCATGCCTATACCAAAACCCAAACCCAACGAGCAGCGCGACGAATTTCTCGGGCGCTGTATGTCCGACCCTAAAATGATTACCGAATACAAAGATGCAAAGCAGCGCTACGCCATTTGCATCACCACATATCAAGAACAGAAATGAACAGCACCCTGACCCCTCTTAGCCAGATAAAGGCAAACCCCAACAACCCGAGAACCATCAAGGACGTCAAGTTCAAGAAGCTCGTCGAGTCAATCAGAACCTTTCCAAAGATGCTGGAACTGCGTCCCATAGTCGTCAACGATGACATGGTTGTCCTCGGAGGCAATATGCGCCTGAAGGCATGCAAGGAGGCAGGCATCAAGGAGGTG